GCGGATGGCGTTCTTCAGGTCCGACTTGTTGTCGATCGGAAACGACCCGTCGGGCAGGGCGTGACCGCTCTTCGCCCGCTCCTTGCGCTCCGCGGTCGAGAACTCCCGCTTCTCCAGCTCGGCCACGGTCCACAGCAGCGCTTCGATCGCGATCAGGTCGATGGCATCCTGTAGGGTCAAGCCGGAATCGTTCAGCGCCTTGCCGAAGGCCGCCACGTCCCCGTCGCTGCCGCGCACTTCGACCGGCGCCGGGTCGACAGCTTTGACCTTGAACTCGACGGTGCCGGTCTCGCCGTTCGCCTTGCGCACCTCGAAGAACTTCGCCGACGGGATGCAGGGCGAATCCACGACGCTGATCTCGGACGGGTTCGCGGTGTAACGCCGCAGCTGGCGCTCGTCGACCTTCTCGTACTTGGGCTCGCCGACGTAGGAGCCGCCGATGCTGTAGCCGGTGTAGACGCCCTCGAGGACCTTTTTCCACTCGCCGTCGTCGACGATCTTGCCGACGATGTCGATCGCCTTGTCCGCGTCGTTGAACTCGATCTCCACCAGCTTGCCGGCAGCAACCTTACCGTGCATCGCGCGGATGTTGCCGAGGCTCTTGCCGTCGGTGTCCTTCTTGAACGACTCGCTCCACGCCTCGAAGTATGGCTTGGAGCTGTCGTAGTCGAAGATCTCGTCCGCGCGGTCCGGGACCTCGTGCGCCGCGCGCCCATAGACGAGCCGCTTCTCTTCGTCGACCTTGGTGATCTGTGCAAACACGCGCATCGGCTGATTCATGGTGTCTCTTCCTCGGCCGCGAGTGCGGCATCACGTTTGTCCCAATCGACCACCGGGAGAACCTGACACCGGCAGTTCGGATGTGCCGGCGGCGCGTCGTCGCCGCTGGAGAAGTCGTCGTCCAACGCGATCACGCCGTCGGCCTCGTTGTCCTCGCACTCGTCGCAGGCGTCCTCGTGCGCCAGCCACTGTTTGCCGGAGACCACCCCGGACGCCTCGTAGCTCGCCATCGCGCCGTTATTGGCCGCGAACTGGGTCTCGGTGCGCGCGATCATCATGGCGCGGTCCTCCGAGAACCCCTCGGACTGCACGATCTCGTCCGCCAGCTTGTCGTTGCTCCAGCCTTCCTTGACCGCGTCCAGAACAACGCCGCGGAGGTAGTCGCGGGTGGCGTCGGTGATGGCCCAGCGGGCGTCTGGATTCTCGACCAGCTTGCCGGCCTCAGTAAGGCGCATACCGACGAGTTCGGCCGAGCGCTCGCTGGCGTAGTCGAGGGTCTCGTCGCGAACCACGTTGAGCACTTCGCTGCGCACCTCCGTGCCCAGCCCGATCTGGTGAAGCGCGACCGTGGACCCGTCGGCGCCGACGGCCTCGAGGATGGGACGGATGTCGCCGGTGAGCACGGACCAGCCGGAGAAGTCCAGCTCGGCGAGGATGCGGGCGACCTCGTCGGCTTCGTCGTCGGAGGTGGCAGCGCGCTCGAGCTTGGCCCGCGCCAGCTCGACCTGATGGGCGAGCGCCGGCCCCTGTCGACGGAAGAACGCAAGGATGATCTCCGCAAGCTTCTTCTCCGCACTCAATAACGCGTCACGGTCGACGTTGACCGGGCGTGCCGGGGACGGCTTGCGGCTTTTCCCAAGACCTTGCCCGCGACCCCCGGCGCGGCCGGCTGGGGCGGGCCGGGCTGGGCCGCTGGCGCGCCGGTCGCACCGAACTGCGGCGCGCGAGCGGCGGCACGCTGGTCCTTGTCGTCGAGCTGGTCCTCGGTCAGGATGGTGGCGTTGACGGTCGAGGCGAAGGTCGCCATGTCCATCTGCTCGCGCATGTCGTCCGGCATCGCGTCCTCGCCCAGCTTGGCGCGCACCTCGTCCGGGTGATAGACCTTGGCGTTGACGTAGATCTGGTAGGTCTGCGCCTGCTCGAGCGGATCGGCGACCTCCTCTTCCTGCCAGCGGAAGCACAGGTCCGGATAACCAAACTTGGTGCGGATGATGCGGTCGATCAGCGAGCCCAACCATTGGCGCCACGGCTGCTCGCCTTCCTCGTGCGCCTCGGTGTGGTGCGTCTTCTCCTGCCCCTTGTTCATCTGCTGGATGAACGGCATCGGGTTCAGGCCGAACGCGAAGCACATGATCCGAATCAGCCACTCGTCCGACTTGTCGGTGAGAATCCGCTCCTTGGTGTCGACCGGCTTGGCGCCGTCTGGGACGAACATCGTGCCGCGGCGGTTCTGGACGTTGCCCTGCAGCACCGAGTCCCACCACAGCTTGAACTTCGCCATCTCGTCCACGTTCCACGTCGACGGCAGGGCGATCAGCAGGTCCGGCGTCGAGCCCATCGTGTAATACGACAGGAAGTACGCCTCGCGATAGATCGCGATGTTGACCGTGGCAATCATCTGCTCGACCGGCCCGTAGCCGTACAGGCTGTTGACGCGCGGATTGCGCGGCGCGTACATCAGTTCTGGGAACGGGATGCCGTCTGGCGCCAGCGGCACCGGCTGGCCCCGCGGCACCGGCTTGATGTAGTCGCACGCCGGGAGCCCGTTCTTGATGACCTGCTGGTAGCCCGGCCCGACGTCCGGGTCCGGGACGCGTCCGTCGGAGCCGATCTTGGGCGAAATCAACGATCCGTCGATGATATGCAGCGCGGCGAGGTCGCCTTTGCGGTCGGGTTGCAGCCAGATCGCCGGCGCGTCGTAGACCATAACCTGCTCGAGCAGCATCCGCGCCCAGTCCGAGAAGATGTGCTCCCGGTCGGGCATGAAGAAGACCTCCTCGAGTTCATCGCAGCGCTTGTCGCGTTTCCCCTTCTTGTTGCGCGGCCCGATCTGCCACGGGTCAAACACGATCTTGTCCTTAACCCGTTCGATCAGCAGGCGCAGGACGTCGTAGTTCTGGGCGAGTGCTTGGAGGGCGGCGAAGCCGATCGGTTCCCCGGTGCGCGGCGTGACCCACGTGTTACGCCCGACCTGATAATCCCACGGCCGGCCGACGACCGCGGCGTCCGGGTATTGTGCGATCGGCTGCAACGGTTGCTGCGGCGGAAACAGGACGTTGGCTGCGTCCGCCCCGGTAATGAGCACGTTCCACGCTCGGCCGATGCGCTGCATCAGTGGCAACTTGGTGGGCGTGGCCTGCGGTGCGCCGAGCCGGGAGGTGTCGAGCGGCGTGCCGGTGGCGTACCCCGGAGCGCCACCATACCGCCGGGCGTCCGCACTGTACTGCTGCAGCATCGCCGGGGTCGGGTAGTCGTACGGACCGGCCGCGTTCGGGTCGGCCATCAGTGCAACCTCTCGATGATCTTGGTCGCGTGCTCCTCAGCATCCGGCACGTCGACGCCCATCGCACTCTCGAGCAGCGCCAGCCGCTCGTGCAGTGCCACGATGGCGACGCGCTGGGCATCGATCGCGTGCGCTTGGCTATGGACCGAGGCGCACAGCCCGACCACGCGCTGTTCGAGCCACAGCACGCGGTCGCGCCAGAGCTTGAGGAACGGCGTCACGGCAGCAGCGGGATCCCGGTAGCGCCAGTGGCGCCGGTAGGTCCGGTCGGGCCGGTCGCCCCAGTACCGCCGGTGGGAGCGGCGGATGGGCCGATCTTCCCGGCCGAACCCGTGGCGCCCGTCGAGCCGGTCGTACCGGTGGTTCCGGTGCCGCCGGTCTTGCCGATCGCACCGTCGGCGCCGGTGATGCCGACCGCCCAGTTGAACCCGGCCCGCAGCAGGCCGGAATCGAACGCCGCCGGCGGGATCGACAGCACGCCGTTGGCGACGGTGTAGGTGTTGCCGTCCTTCAGGTAGAACTGCGACCCGTTGGGGAACGCCGCCGGCGCCGACAGCACGTAGCGGCCGTCATTCAGAGAATAGGACATGGTGTAACGCTCCTTGCGTTATGTGAACGTTACGCCAGCGTCACGGACCCGTCGGGCCAGTGGCTCCAGTCGCGCCCGTGCCGCCCACGGCTCCGGTAGCGCCGGTGTTGCCACCCGTCGGTCCGGTGGCACCGGTCCCGCCAGTACCGCCCGTGCCGCCTGTTCCGCCGACGCCGCCTACGGCGCCTGTGGCTCCGGTGGAGCCCGTGCCGCCGGTGCCTCCCGTCGGGCCGGTGCCGAAGTTATACCCGGCGGCGAACAGGTCACGCGGGACGGCCGATTGCGGCATCGTCACCTGCCCGGATGCGACAGGATAGAAGACGCCGTCGAGGCCAAGCACGGAGCTGACGCCGGACGGTGCGTTGATGGTCACGTTTGCCATGGTTAGCCTCTCGGTTAGGCGGCAGCGCGCTGCGCCTGTTGCTGGTAGAAATCGAGCAGCGAGCGCTCGGTGTTGTCGGCGAGGGCGGTCAGCGCCCACACCAATGCATCCATCCGGTCCGGCGACGTCTTGGCCGTGAGCGGATCGTAGTCGCACATCTGGTCCTCGAGCTGCGGGAACGAGCCGACGTGGTGGACGCGGCCCTGCTCGTACAGCGCGGCGATCGGCTCGGCCCGGGTCTGCTTGCCACGCGACGCCGTGACCTTGGTGTAGGGCACGTTCGGATCGACCGCCCGGAGCAGCGCCTCGATCATGTCGCCGCCGTTGTTGGCTTCGCCAATCACGCGGTCGCCATTGAACGAGCGCAACGTCGCAACCGCCGTCTTGGCCCACGCCGCCGGATGGTCACGCTTCGATGTATCGCCGAGGACGAAGAAGTGGGGCGGGTTGCGTTCGTCGACCCCGGCCGCTATAATCCCAGCTTCCGACGCCACGCCCTCCTCCGAGGACGCGGACGGGTCCAGCGCGACCACTACCCGGCGCAGGGTCGGCGCTGACCGCACGCGGTGCTGGTCTAGATTACGGTGGTTCCACAGCGCGCCCGGGTTGTCCTCGAGCAGCTCGGCGTTCAGCTCCTGCCGGCCGAGGCGGGTGCCCTCGTACTTGCGGATGATGGTCGAGTAGTAGACCGCGGGCAGGTTGTCCCGGTTGTCGTACGATGTTCCACGTGTAACCACGCAGGCCGGGTCGGTCAGCAGCTCGCGGACGACCTTGATCGGGCGCGGCGTGGTGGTGACGATCGCCTGCGGTGTGCGGCCCAAGCGCAGGCCGAATTGCACCTGATCCCACGACTCGGCATAGCGCCAAGCCGCCAGCTCGTCGGCCCACACCTTCGCATGCTGCTTACCGCGCAGCCGGTCGGGCTCGTCCGCGGTGAAGATCAGCGATTTGCAACCGGATGGCCAACGCAGCTGGCGCCCGACGTAGTCCGGTCGTTCGTTGCGCGGGCAGATGGCGAGGATGCCGGACTCGCCCTCGATCATGATGTCGCGGACGTCGTCGAGCGTCGCGCCGACGAGGTTCACGTACTGATTCGAGCGAGCCCACTCCCGGGTCTGCTCGGCACCAACTCGAGTCTTGCCGTAACCGCGGCCGGCGTCAACCAGCCAGTAGGTCTTGAGACCGGCTACGAACTCGGCCGGCGGACGCTGATCGGGGCGCTGCCAGAAGGCCCAGTCGAAGTACAGCGAGGCAATCTCGTCCTCATTCATCGCCTCCAGCCGAGACTGCCGTTCCGAGAAGGGCAAGCTCCGGAAGTAGCTTGCTGCGGACTGACTGCGCAGCGTCGATGACGACAGGAGAGTCTGCATCGCCCGTCAGCACGGTCCTTGTTGCGAACCGTTGCGGACGGTGGGCACGCAGCATGAGAGCAAGTAAGCCGTCGGAATAACGGCGGATGTGGCCGACTTTGCGGCCTTGATGGAACACCGGTTCAAGGACGCCCCTGACCGCCCGGCGCCGAGCCTCCCTCTCGAGGTCGTCGCAGGCGTCCTGCAGGGCGCCATCGAAGCTAATCGCGAAGTCGGCGTCGGTGTCGCGCCACTTGTAGACGGTCGCCGTGCCGACCCCGGCGGCCTTGCAGCTGTCCTTGACGATGCCGCACTTGGCCAGCGCAGCGAGGAATGCAGACTTGCGGGCCGCCCTCTCGGCTTCCTGACCCAACCAAGACAGCTCCCGACCATCTTGAACCTGCGGATCTCGCTTATCGGGCATAGCCCCTCGAGGCTGGATTAAACACCCCGCCGGCGGCGCCTGTCAATGGGCTCCGGACGAGCGGATTCGGCTGGCGAGGTCCCTGAAGCTCTCGCCGGGCCGGGCTCGGATGCCGACCTCGACCGCCTTGCGCTGGATGCCGTCGTCGCTTGCCCACCATGGCTGGTCGGCCTTCTTCTGTTGCTGCGCACCAGCGGCGCCGGCGAGCCAGTCGGTCCTGATCGCCATCATCAGCGCAGCGTCCCAGTCGGCGTACCTGTAGCCGTTGGCCGTGGCCTTGTCGATGAAGTGCGCCACGTGCTCCTCGAGGTTGGCCACCTTGCGTTCCGCAGCCCATGCCCGGACCCGGTCCGATATGTCGAAGGGTGTTGGGATCGGGGTCTTGGGCGGTGTACTGCGTGGGGGTTTGGGGGAAGATTTTAAACTCTTTTCTTTTCTGGTAACAGTTAATTCGTTACCGTTGGGTAACGCTTGGAGCGTTACAGCACGGTGTGCCTGAGTCCTCACTTGCCCGAGAGCCCGCGTCTTTGCCGGTTTCCCGTTGTGGCGACCGAAGTGCGGAATAACCACGGACGGTGGATCGGTGGCATCTGAACATCTCAGCCAGCCGACGCCCTGCAGCGCATGTGCGAAACCGGGTCTACGGACTATGTCGTCGATGTCTTCTGCAGATGCCTGCGTTACAACAGCGTTACAATCCGGTAACGCTGACACCGTTACATTCGCGTCGCACCATATCCAGAACCGCACCAACAGGCCGACGACCTCATGCGGTGATACCTTCAAGACGCGCGCTAGCGCACGCACCTCTGGCTTGTCCGGCAGCCCGTGCTCGACCTTGATCCAACTACCTGCCATGCCTGTCCTCCCCGGGGTTTGGTGTTGCGGTGCAGCAAGGTCAGACTGGCGGTACCAGCCGATACTCGTAGACGTGCGCCTTGGCCTGTTCCATCGAGCGGCAGGCGTGCATTCCCTTGGCGTACCATAGCGCCTCGTCCCGGGACACGAACACCTGCCGCGGGACGCCGCCTCGACCGAGCACGACCCACAGCTCGCGCGGGATCTGCGGCCGCACCTCGAGGGTCATCGCACTTGCCATAGCACGCGGTCCTTGTCGCTGATCCGGCAGGGTGAGTGCAGGTAGCCGCGGAACACCAGCCAGCGGACCACGTTACCCCATACGCGCTCGGTCGGCGGGCGCACGAGGTAGTACTTCTTGCGCAGCTGATGGAAGCGCGGGTCGCGCCGCATGCGCTGGCAGCTGAAGCCGCACTCGCG